TTTTCTTCCAATGTTTTTTTAGTTAGAATAAAATGCCATTTTATTGGTTTCTCAATGAAAAGAACACAACCATTCTCATTCTCAAAAAAATTACCCTCTTTTAATATCCCCTCCATTTTCTCCAAATCATTATTACAATGATTCACCAAAAAAAAGTCTTCTTTTGTAACCATGTAATTGTAGATATCTAGATCTTTATTGAGGTATAAAATATATATTCCAAAATCTTTTCTTGTAATTAAATTAGTCATTTGTTTATGTTAGTCTCATATCTTATAATTTTATCAATTTTTTTGTTATTTCCTCTCACAATATTGGTATTATTCCTTCTTTAATTTTTCCTAAGAAACGTCTCCCTCCATAAATTTCAAGTTTTTCCAGCGAATCCGGTAAATTAAGCAAATCGTACTTGTATCTTAAACCACATAATCGTAATTTCTTCAATCCCTCCGGTAAATTGTTCAAAGGTTGATTAAAAAATACACCACAATTTAAATATTCGAGACTTCTTGGTAAATTATTCAAAGGTTGATTAAAATTCTCAGGTAAATACAAATCTTTCAAATCTGGAGGAAGAAAATCAATAGGTCTATTGAAATAGTAGCCGCCAATTTTTAAGTAATTTAATTTTTGAGGTAAATTGTCAAGTGGATGATCAAAGTCGATACTTTCTTCTAAGCAAATGGATACAATATTTTCTGGAAGATCATCTAATGGTTGATTGAAAGATTTACCAAAATATAAAAATTCAGGATTTCCAATTCTTTCTATAAGTTCACTTGTAACTGGGGAATTAAATGTCTCTGGAAAAAAATAAACGTTTTTTGGTGAACCTTGAAAGGTCATTTTATTATTTACCAAATAGAATTATTTATATTCAATTTTTTTATATTATATTAAAGATTTTAAGATAGTTAAATAAAAATGAGTTTTACTACTTATGTCACTACTTGGGGAAATGATCCCCTCCAGCAAGTTCAAGATATGATTAACAAAAAAGTCATCCAATCTAACACAAGAATTGCTCTAGCCTTTGCTAGCTTCAATTTTGCTGGAACAGATTATATTCCTGGCTTCAATGGGATTACCATGGACAAAACGAAACAAATTGTGGACCTTGTTCATTCTAACAATGGAAAAATTAGTTTGTCTGTTGGAGGAGCGACTTATCCATTTTATGGCTCCGATTTATACACTATGCCTGGTTTTCTCGCGGATAATATTAATACTGTTCTTGGAAATTGTGGATTTGATGGAGTCGATTTTGATATTGAAGATTCAGCGGGAAATGTTCCTAACAATTTCGCGAGTAGTTCCGCTTCGCTTATTAACACTCTAAGAAGTTTAAACCCCAATTTATACATTACTTTAACTACTCCTGCTCAAGCTTGGGCACCTGGGTGTTATCAACAGGAACTAATTAACTTGACAATTGGAAGTTTAAATGCTTGGCAGCCAATGGAGTACGATTTATGGGTCGATTCAAGTTCAACTTATGCTAATCAAATCCAGTTCGATATTAATTATTATATTTCAACTTGGGGAGTGAGCCCATCTAAGATTATTCTAGGATTGATGCCAGGAGAAGATGATTTGCATAGGGATTTAACATTGCAGGATGCTCTCAATTCGACTACCTTTGTTATGCAAAAAGGTCTACAAGGTGTTATGACTTGGGATGCGAACACTGATAGTACAGGATTGGATGGAAATGCACCATATGCTTATTCATTAGGAATCCAATCAATGTTGAATAAAAGGGCGAAAAAACATCTTCGTCATTTGAAGAAAATGGGTATTACAAAAAAGTAGGAAAATTGTATAAAAAATGATTAAAAATTATTTTATATAACTAATACAAAAAAATGGAGAAAGAATTATTTTTTGAAATGGATGAATTGGAAAAACTCTTTGCGAAAGAGGAATTATTTATTAGTCTAGATATCGTTGACAAATCTTGTAATAATAAAATAAATATTATTGAGAATAAATCCGTTAGACTCATACATTTCCCCAACACATTGCAAGAGATTGGAAAAATGTATTCTTGTGAGAAAAAAATTAGGAAATACATTGATAAAGGTATTTCTTGTGAATTCACTTTGAAAATAAAATTGGAAAAGAAGGGTGTCTTTGAGTACTCATCATCATTTCAATCAATTTAGTAAGAATAATAAAGATATGCAAAATTATCAAGATATTCAAGATAAATATTTTTTCTTAAATATTATAATATGTCGGACCAAATTACTCTTGTAAATGGCGACTTAGTTGTTGATAAAAAGGCAACCATCAACGAAAATTTAATCGTTAAGAAAAACGCTTGCGTTACTTCCAATTTAAGCGTTTGCGGATCAATAAAAATTGGGAGTAGTAAAAAAGTAAATAATTCTCTTAAAAAATTAGATGTTTATGGTAAAGTTGAAATAACGGGTACAACTACATTCCAATCTTTGCCCATAATGTCCAAAATACCACTAGAAGCAAATCATTTAGTAAATAAAGCATATGTTGATAGTAAGCTAGGGAGCCATATTCTAAGTATTTCAAGCGTTATCAATCAAGGAGAATCCATACTTGATAAAAATAATAATTGGACTGGTAAAAATGTTTTTAACTCCTTCCTTCCTACTTCAACTCTTAAACCCACTTCCGGCAATCATCTCACTAACAAAGCATATGTTGATAGTCTAAAAAGTACTTCCCTTTTAACAACAAATAATATCTGGACTGGTCAAAATGCTTACAATACTTTTCTTCCAACATCGTCATTATTGCCTACATTGTCTAATGAATTCACCACAAAAGCTTATGTGGATAGCCTCATAAGTGGAACATCGTTACTCACATCGAATAACACTTGGCTAGGAACAAATGATTACAGTATCTTACCAACTTCAAATGCAACTGTTTTAGTAAATAATCAACTAACAACAAAGGAATACGTTGATAATGCCATAAATTCTCACGTTGGGTCAATGGTTAGTGTATCCCCAGGAGCATCTAGTAATTATTTGACTTTTGTGACAGGAACAAGTGGAAATCAAGCTCTTTATGTGGACACAGGAATAACATATAATGCAACTACTGATACTTTGACAGTGGTTAATGCGAATATAACTGGTAATTGTAATGCAACTGTATCAAATGCGATTAACGCCAATAATGTTAATGTTTTTGCGACCACTTCAACAAATACAAATTGCAGTGTTCTCTTAGTAGGAAATCAAACTACTGGAAATCAACCAGTTTTTATAGATACTGGGTTGACTTATAGTGCAAATGATGATGCTTTAACTGTTTCACTGGTTAATGGTGATTTGAATGGAACTGCAACGAATGCAAACAATATAAATATTCGTTCGACTTCCTCTAGTGATACGACTTGTAGTGTGGTACTCGTGGGAAATCAAGCCACTGGAAATCAACAACCATTTATTGATGGGGGATTGATGTATAATGCAAATACTGATAATTTGAGTGCATCTTCTTTCACAGGAAATTTGCTTGGCGATGTAATTGGAAGAGTAAATACAAATTTAATTAAGGTTGGTTCGAGTAATGGATCAAATATTTCGCAGATTTTGATTGGAACAGGGGTTTTAACTAGTGCAGGTGGAGGCACTAACATCATAAACACTGGAACGATTGGATTAACAACTTCATCTAGAATTTTTGTTACTTTTACGCTAAGTCCCGCTGGAATAGCTTGGTTTTATGTGACACCTGATAGAGATCAATTCATTATTACTGCGAGCGCTGCTCCAACAAATGATGCATCATTTAATTGGATAGCGTATAATTAGATCGCTTATAATTAGAAAAATTGATATATTTTTATCCATATTAACAATTAAATAAATGTTAAATTGTTTTAGAAAAAATGTTAAAGTGAAACCGGTTGAGTTTATCGAGGAAGAAATCAATGATAAAATTTTTGAGAGAATAAAGAATGATAAAAAAATTATTTTTGGACCATATTACAATTCTCCAATCGCCAATCTTCCTAATGCGGTTGAATCAATTTCTTTCTATGGTGGATCTTTTAATTATCCAATTGATAACTTACCAAATAATTTAAAAAGTTTGACTTTGAATTCAAGATTTAATCAACCAGTTGATTTTTTACCGCAAGGATTGGAAGTTCTTAAATTTTTGTGTGGGAGTATTTTTAGTCATAGATTGGATAATTTACCAAACACGCTAAAAATTCTAGAAATACCATTGAAATATAACCAAGACATTAACTGCATACCCGATAGTATTCAAGAGCTAAGAATTGGAGTCAAAACAATGGCAAATGATGAAAATCTTTTCTATCCAGAGGTATCATCAATATGTAGTGAAGATGATATGATTAATTTTGATAAACATATCAAAAAAATACCAGGACGCTTGAAAAAATTATTCATATTCCCAAAATATGAATTTATTGATGAATTAAAGGAGAAATTAGGAGATAAAGTTGTCGTTATTTCCAAAGAAACATATCTATATTATAATATGACATTTACAAATTCTTTGTATATCCAACCTCGCTCAAATCTTTTGAAAGATTATGTCCAAACAATTGAGTTACTGGTGCATGGACAAGGAGTCTTCTTATTCAAAAACGATGATAATAAAAATCAATGTGTTTTTTATTTCCAGAATAAACACCAAACAAGTGGGATTAAGATTGAATTTACAAAATTCAACGTGATTGTTACCAAACAGCAATGTAATGAGCCTCTTATTGATGATAAAAATAAGCAAGGATTGTCTAATAAAAAGGGGGCGTATTATTGGGTGAGTTTAGATTCGCAAAATCAAAGAATTTATGCGGGGGTTGGTGAGCCAAGAATGGAAACTAAAATTTACAATTATCAATTTCCAAAGAATGAGAAGCTTTGGGAATCTAATAAAAAATTTCTGGAGAGCATAGATATTATTCAAATTCCACAAGAAGCTATCTCACTCAAACCTTTAAAACTTTTAAGAGATCCAATAACATCCAATATTCCACTTTTAGTGAAGAATACAGATGATCTAACGATGGATGACGTTGCACGTGGAAATTTTCTTCCAAAATCCAATTTAGCTCCAATCGCTCAAAAATTATATGATTGCATAGCTGGTAAGAAGTTTGTTTTGGATGACGATGACTTCCCAAATTTTTCACAAGCGATCGAATATAGTATAGTAACACCGAATTGTTGGTGTAATAAAACACTCATAAAGAAAAGTAGGGAATTTGACAAAGAACCCAATCTTAAAGAAACTTATTTGAGAATAACCCTTGGAGAAAATAATGGCGAATCACCAGGAATACCTTATGTTATGGAAATTTGGCCCATTGGACATTTTTCTCCAATCCACAATCATGGAGGAGCTCACGCCATTATAAGAGTCTTACATGGATCAATCAACGTTAGTTTATTCCCATTTTTATCACCGGATAGAAACGAGGTCCTACCATTTGGTAAGAAAGATTTCAATAAGGATGATATTACTTGGATAAGTCCAGCTTTTAATCAAGTTCATCAACTAAAAAATCACGATTCAAGTACACAAACTTGCATCACAATACAGTGTTATATGTATGATGAAGAGGACAGACAGCATTATGATTATTTTGATTATTTGGATGGAAAAGACAACAAAAAACAGTATGAACCAGACTCAGATATGGATTTCATCCAATTCAAAATGTTGATGAAGGAGGAGTGGGAAAATAGACCTTGGATGCCTCTCTTGTCCCAATCTTGTTTTTCAAGAAAACATTGAGTAAATTATAATTAAATAATATTCTTCTTCAAATTCATTTGAGATTTTCTAGGAATATTTGCCAAAGAAGGAGGCTGCCTCATTGTTCTACTACGATGTAGTTGAACATTTCTTCTTATGTTGGATACATTTAAAGTATCTTTTGATGATTGGGTTGCTTGAGTATCTTGAGTAGCTTGGGATCCTTGAGTTGCTTGAGTTGCTTGAGTAGCTTGAGTTGCTTGAGTAGCTTGGGATCCTTGAGTAGCTTGAGGTCCTTGAGGTGCTGAGACTTTTTCAATTGATGAAACATTATCATTTTGTCTTTGAGAAAGATTAATTGTTTGTTGAGTATCAATATTAAATGATTCTTCAACTGGAGCATTAATCTTAATTTGATCTAGATACATATCCAATACTACATTATCTTTTGGAAGATGAAGAGGTGAATATTTTACGGGTTTAGGAGGTAAAACTGGAGAATCTTCTTTAAGATACAATCCAGTTCCTCTCTCAAAATTAATTCCGGTTCCTCTTTCATAACCAATACCTCTTTCGTTATGTCTTCTTGGTCTTCTTTCGATAGGTAATGATTTCTCAGCAGGTAAATATTGTGCCCTTTCATTATATTTTTCCATTTTTATTTCAACGGGTTGACTAATTTGGGGAGACATTTCAAAATTTGGAATTCTTTCTTCAATACTTTTAATGAAGATAAATCTTCTCCAAGTAAATGATAACCCAGCTTCTCTAATTTTTCGCAATCTCTCTGTAATAAACTGATAAACTTTCTTAATTGTTGCATAAACAGATAGAGCAGTACCACCCCAAACGGAGATGAATAAGATTTTCTCAAATGTTGACATACACCACCATCCAGATACATCAAATTGATCACCAGCGCAAGAAATACAATCCGTCGTTCCTTCACCAGTTGTATAGGTACCAGATGGACAAGCTGTACAAGCGGAAGAACCTTTCTTAGAAACATAGTTCATTTCGCAAATTAATGGATTAGTTGCTCCAAATGGGCAAGCATTTCCACCAGGACAGGTTTCGCATTCACTTAGACCTTCTACATTAGAATATGTTCCAGGTGAACAAGGAATGGGAGACCCTCCTTTTCCATTGCAGTAATGACCTTTGAAGCATTTCTTGCAACTACTTGCAGCAGTTGCGAATGTTTCATCTAGATAAGTGCCAGATGGGCAATTTATTTTTGTTGTTGGATTGGGACAATAATTGTTCTCAGGGCAAGCTTGAGATACGATTGAGCCTTCTTTGCAATAAGTACCATACTGGCAAGGCAAACAGCCGCTAATTGCTCCAATTCCTAAATTTCCATTGTAAGTTCCAAGAGGACATTTTTTACAATCATTTATAGAAGTTTTACCTATAACATCATTATATGTACCAGCTGGACAAGAATCCGCTTTTGAAACATTGACGCTACAGTAAGATCCAATGGGACAAATTATTGGTGTTATTTGATAATTGCAAAAGTATCCAGCAGGACATCCTAAGCAGCTATTCGAATTTATTTGCGATATACCTTTTGTGCAGGATCCAAAAATATCAATTCCACTCACTTGGTCAATTGAACTAAATCCACCTCCAAAAAAAGCAAAATCACTAAGAGATGCCGAGGCTACATTCGCTTTTCTGGCATTTAAATAGCTTATAGTCCATAATCCAGTTTTAGCATTGTATATTTCAACAGTGTTGAATTGGTTCTGGGAATCGCCTCCTCCAGCAAAGAAAACTAGACCGTGTCTATCCAATGAACTACAAGTTAAACCAGCTCGAACAGAGGAAAAATATAATTTTGACCAGGTATCTGTTTTGGCATCATAAAGATCAACAATATTTGAAATAATACTACTTTGTGTTGAACCACCACCAAAAAATGCAAGTCCAAAATTGTCAAGACTACAAGAAGCAGCATAAGTTACTTCTAAAGATAATTCCATAATACTCCATGCATTGTTGTTTGCATTATACACACTTAATTTTTTCTGGAATCCTCCACCCATAAATGCTAAACCATAACTTGGCAAAGATGTTGCCATGATGTACATATTTTTAATAAATAGAGTGGAAGTTGTCCAAGTATTAGAAGTTGCATTGTATATGTCTATAACATTTGTAGTAAATTCTGGATATCCTAAGTTAATTGTTATGTATCCTCCTGCGAAAAAAACAAGATTTTGTTTATCTAAAGATGTAGCTGCTATACCTGAACGATTTACTGATAATGCAGAAGTCGTCCAGCTATTCGTGTTAGCATTGTAGATATCAATATTATTGCATAGAATTGGGTTTTTCGTTAAATCACCACCCTCTATGTAAGCTCCACCTGCAAAAAATGCAAGTCCTTTCGTTTTCAAAGAGGTTGCTGCAACTTCATATCTACCAAAAGATAAATGAGCTGTTGACCATTGATTTGTGTTCAAGTTATAGATGTCAACACCTTTATGGTTAACATCGACACCGGTTGCAAATCTTGCTAAACCAGCTGCAAAAAATACTAAACCATGATTATCTAAGGATGTTGCCCCTATGTATTCACGATTTATATCTACATTAGTTGATACTATTTCTGATAAAGATTTATCAAAAATGATAATTAAATTGAATAAGGTTAGTAAATTCATTTGTTACTAATCTTAACAAGAATCTTTTGTTTCAATTTTTTTCTTATAATTAATTTTTTTTATTTATGCAATCTTACAATTTTGATTGCAAGATTTGAATTCGCTTTCTGTAATAAAGCTATTTAGAGTAACTGTACTGCAGATAGCTGGTGCTTTTCTGTTACAGTTTTTATAGAATGGTTTTAGTTTTGATCTCTTCACTGGAAGATTCGCCCAGGTAGCAATAGTTTTTTTCTGTGAAGTTGATTGAGTTGCTACTGGTGGGGCATAAAATTCATTTTCACCATTGTCTAAATCTAATTCATCTGAATCATCATCGTCAACTAAAAATTCATTTTCATTTGCACCTTCAAATCTTCTGTCTGTATTAACTGGTCTAACAGAATTTGCTTCTTTAGCTTTGGCAATAACTGGTTTTTTGGTATCATTTTCTTTAATTCTCGTAGCTTTGTTTTTCCAAGTTGATGCTGGGGTTGCCCCAGGTTTGCTTATTGTTGCAGATGGAGGTCTAAAAAACTCTCTCTTGTCCATATCAGAATCCTGATTTAAAAAATCCAATTCTGGAACATCAATATCATTCACATCCACGATATGATGTGGGCGTTTTTTCGGTCCATCTTCTTCTTGCTCATCTTTTTGCTCGTCAATTTCTTTGTCTTCATTTTTACGTTTAGTAATTTTAATTGGTCTTGTTGGAGCGCCAGCTGGTCTTTTCGGTTTGTTGGTTCCCTGAGTCGCAACAGGAGGGGAAAAAAACATATTCTCTCCATCATCTAACCCGAGAATTTCGTCTTCTTCATCAACAAGATTCTTTTTTTTTGATGGTAGACGACTGTTCAAGACTGAATTAGAATTTGTTTTTGGTTTTTTAGTTGGTGGTGGATCCCTTAT